GCTCGGCTTGCAGATAGAAGAACGCACAGAACCTTGGAACGGCGCATGCGGCGTGTTCCACCCCATGATTACAGAAGCGGTTGTACGCTTCCAAGCAGAGACAATCACTGAGACGTTCCCAGCCCAAGGGCCTGTGCGTAGCAAACTCATCGGCAAAGAAACGCCAGAGATGAAAGAGATTGCGTCTAACGTTGAAGACGACATGAACTACGAGTTGACGGAAGTCATGACGGAGTACCGCGCTGAACACGAGCGCATGCTCTGGTCACTGCCGGCCACAGGCTCAGCGTTTAAGAAGGTGTACTACGATCCCAACTTGGGACGTCAAGTCTCTATGTTTATTCCTGCGGAAGATATGTATCTGCCGTACGGTACAACGGATTTGGATACTTGCTACCGCATCACGCACGTCATGCGCAAGACCAAGAACGAGATCATCAAGCTCCAGCAGGTTGGCTTCTACCTTGACATTGAGTTGCCTGACTCGCCCAAAGAATTGACAGACATTCAAAAAGCCAAGGACAAAGAGACCGGCTTTAGCGACTTGAATGACGACCGCTACACCTTGTATGAGTGCCATGTGGACTTGAACCTTGAAGGCTATGAAGACGAAGACGACTCTGGTGAAGAGACCGGCATCATGTTGCCGTACGTTGTCACGTTGATTAAAGGTTCTAACGACATCCTGTCAATCCGTCGCAACTGGAAGGAAGAAGATGACCTCAGACTCAAGCGCCAGCACTTCGTTCACTATCAATATATTCCGGGTTTTGGAGCTTACGGCTTCGGGCTTTTCCACCTTATCGGAGGCTTTGCTAAATCCGCTACATCCCTCATGCGACAACTCGTCGATGCAGGAACACTCAGCAACTTGCCCGGTGGACTCAAGACACGCGGATTGCGAATCAAGGGTGATGACACACCCATCGCACCCGGAGAGTTCCGTGATGTAGACGTAGGCTCGGGCACGATCCGTGACAACATCTTGCCGCTACCGTACAAGGAGCCAAGCCAGACGCTGTTTAACTTGATGCAGACTATTGTTGATGAAGGCCGCCGGTTTGCCGCGACTGCTGACATGAAGGTATCTGACATGAGCGCACAAGCTCCTGTTGGTACAACGTTGGCGTTGTTGGAGCGCCAGTTAAAGGTGATGACTGCGGTGCAGGCTCGTGTGCACTTTGCCCTGAAGCAAGAGTTCAAACTCTTGAAGAACATCATCCGCGACTACACCGACGCTGATTACACATACACACCCGAGTACGGCACTCGCAAAGCTAAGAAAGTCGACTACGACTTGGTGGACGTAATCCCCGTGTCAGACCCCAATGCTGCGACCATGTCTCAGCGCGTTATCCAGTATCAAGCAGTGATTCAGATGGCGCAGATGGCTCCGGACATCTACAACTTGCCAGAACTGCATCGCGGTATGTTGAACGTGTTGGGCATTAAGAACGCAGAGAAGCTTGTGCCAATTGAGGACGATCAGAAGCCAACCGATCCCGTGCAGGAAAATCAAAATGCACTCAAGGGCAAGCCAATCAAAGCGTTCTTGCACCAAGATCATGCCGCGCACATCCAAGTGCACATGCTGCTCCTACAAGACCCGCAGATTCAACAGTTCATTGGCCAGAACCCGCAGGCCCCTAAGATCATGGGTGCAATTACTGCGCACATTGCAGAACACGTCGGATACAAAATGCGCCAGCAGATCGAGCAGCAGTTGGGTATGCCGTTGCCTCCTGAAGACGAGAAGTTGCCACCACAAGTGGAGATCGCGTTGTCCGGCATGATGGCGCAAGCGGCGCAACAGGTGATGATGCAGAGCCAAGCCAAGGCTGCACAACAGCAAGCACAGCAACAGATGCAAGACCCCGTTATGCAGTTGCAGATGCAGGAACTCCAACTCAAAGGTCAGGAACTTGAGTTGAAGAAACAAAAGATCATGATGGACGCTGCTGCCAAGGCCGACGCACAGGCTTTGAAAGAGCAAGAAGTCAGCGGCAAACTGGAGTTGGAAGCTCTTCGCACAGGCGCGCAAATCAAAGAGAGCGAATTCAAGCAACAGTTTGAACAAGAACGTGCCGGTATCCAGATGGGTTCCGACATCGCAAAGAGTAAAGCCCAAATGGAGTTACAAGCGCGTACTGCTGCGCTCTCAAATAGTAGGAACCAAGGTTCTAGAAAATGATCCAAGACTTCGTACGCGTATTACGTGAAAAAATACGCACTGACATGAACAACTATGCCGATGACTTGGCTGGGGGTTCGTGCCGTACTTTTGAAGAGTATCAAAAACTTTGCGGGATTATTCAGGGTCTAGCCCTCGCAGAGCGTTATCTAATTGACCTTGCGCAGAAAGTTGAAGAATCAAATGAGTGATGTTGATTTATCCCCCGGTGCTTTTGCACTGCCTGAACCCATCCAGCCTCTGGATGCTCCTGAAGCTACTGACGAGCAGAAGGCCACGCAACTCCCAATCCCCACAGGTTGGAAGATTCTTTGCGCTGTGCCAGACATCTCTGAACGTATCGACGGTACAAGTCTGGACTTAGTCCGGCCTATTGAGGGTATGCGTCTTGAAGAAACAGCAACCACTGTGTTGTTTGTTTTAAAAGTTGGCCCCGACGCTTACAACGACACCGCCAAGTTTCCTAACGGAGCATGGTGTAAAGAGGGCGACTTCGTGTTAGTACGTACTTACTCCGGCACAAGATTCAAGATCTTTGGCAAGGAGTTCCGTCTCATCAACGACGACCAAGTTGATGCTGTTGTGCAAGACCCCCGCGGTTTAACCCGCGCTTGAAAGGAAGAATATGGCTGAACCGTACAAGTTCCCCGACGAAATCGAGGACAAAAAGACATCAAACGTTGAGTTTGAAATAGAAGGCGAAGGCGAGATAGAGATTGAAATCGAAGACGATACCCCTGAGCGTGACAGAGGCCGCAAGCCCCTAGACCGTGAAGTGTTGGATCCAACCGACGACGAGATCGAGACGTATTCTGAAAAAGTCAAGGGACGCATTAAAGAGTTGACCCACGCCCGTCACGACGAGCGCCGTGTCAAAGAAGCAACTATGCGTGAGAAGCAAGAACTTGAGCGTCTTGCACAGCAGTTAATTGAGGAGAACAAACGCCTCAAGCAAAATGTCTACACAGGACAAGAAGCCATCATTGAGGGTGCCAAAGGCAAAGCTGAGTCTGAGCTTGCCATGGCAAGGCGTAGACTCAAGGAAGCCCAAGAGTCCTATGACACGGACGCCATCATTGAAGCCCAAGAAGCTGTGATGGACGCAAAGATTCGTGCAGAACAAGTAAAAAATTATCGTCCTACCCCTTTACAGGAAGAAAATTTTGCGGTACAAACACAACAAGCCCAACCTTCAAGGGCTGAACCGGATGAAAAAACTCTGCGCTGGCAGGCAAAAAACCAGTGGTTTGGACAAGAAGGGTTTGAGGAATACACCAGCTACGCACTAGGGCTGCACCAAAAGCTAGTCACAAACGGAGTGGATCCCCGCTCTGCTGAATATTTCGACCAAATTGATGGTCGCATGAAGTCAACTTTTCCGGATTTATTCGGGCAAGCAAATGACAAGCCAAGGTCTGGTGAGGTTCAAAAACGACCTACGACAGTGGTTGCCTCTGTATCTCGTTCTACGAGTGCAGGAAAAATTAAGCTAACTCAAACGCAAGTAGCGTTAGCGAAAAAATTTGGTTTAACCCCACAGCAATATGCTGTTCAAGTAGCAAAGTTGGAGAATTGAAATGGCTGAAACTAATGACCGCTCAAATCGTGACAGTAAGTCACGCGATAAATCTGCTCGTTCGGTATACGTACCACCGAGTAACTTGCCCGATCCGACACCTGATCCAGATTACACGTTTCGCTGGGTAGCGACTCATGTGCTAGGTCAGCCGTTAGCCAACAACGTGTCTTTACAGATGCGCGATGGTTACGAGCCGGTGAAAGCAGTGGATCATCCGGAGATGGCCTTGTTTGGTAATAACGCAAGCGGTAATGTGGAAATTGGTGGGTTGATGCTTTGCAAAGCCCCCAGAGAACGCATTGAAGCTCGGTCTGAGTATTACAACAAGCAAGCTCAAAACCAGATGGATTCAGTTGACAATCATTTCATGCGAAATAACGACCCCCGCATGCCGTTGTTTGCCGACCGCAAGTCGTCATCTACGCGTGGTGGTGGATTTGGTTCTGGTTCTAAATAATTTATAGGAGTCTTTATGGCTTATCCCACGGTAGACAGCCCCTACGGGCTAAAGCCTGTTAACCTGATTGGTGGACAGGTATTTGCGGGTTCAACCCGTATGATGGAAATTGCCAGTGGTTACGCCACCAGCATTTTCTACGGTGACTTGGTAAAACGCATTTCTGATGGAACTATCGAAAAAGACACGGGCACAACAACTGCCACGCCTGTCGGTATTTTTCTTGGCGTAAGTTTTACTAACCAATCAACTGGTCAAATCCAGCAACAACAGTACTATCCAGCTAGTCAAGCAATCGCTTCGGGATCAAAAATCTTCGCTGTGGTCGCTGACGATCCTGATACGCTGTTCCAAGTAGTCTCTTGTTCTTCAGGCACAACAGTGGCTGGAATGGGCATCTCTGCTATTGGTAACAACATTGCTTTGATTCAAAACGCTGGGTCTACCGTTACTGGTAACTCCAAAGTGGCTATTGATGAAGGCACTCAAGCTACTACCAATACGCTGCCTATCCGCATCATTGATGTGGTTCGTGAGACAGCAACAGGCGCTGATACATTCGTTGAGTTTATTGTCAAGATAAATGCAACCATGCACCAGTACAACAATTCTACTGGCGTATAAGGAGCATAAATCATGGCTATTTCACGCGCACAACTACTTAAAGAACTGCTTCCCGGCCTGAACGCTTTGTTCGGCTTGCAGTACGCAACCTACGGCGAAGAGCACAAAGAACTCTACGAAACAGAGAAATCTGAGCGTAGCTTCGAAGAAGAGACAAAACTGTCTGGCTTCTCTGCTGCTCCTGTCAAGAACGAGGGTTCCGCCATTGCTTATGACAATGCGCAAGAAGCGTTCACGGCTCGCTACAACCACGAAACCATCGCCTTGGGTTTCTCAATCACTGAAGAAGCGGTTGAAGATAACTTGTACGACAGCTTGTCTGCTCGCTACACCAAGGGTCTGGCTCGTGCTATGGCTTACACCAAGCAGGTTAAAGCTGCATCCGTCTTAAACAACGGCTTCACAGGTGGTGTTTATGCTGGTGGTGATGGTGTTGCTCTGTTCTCTACAGCGCACCCATTAGTCTCTGGTGGTACCAACAGTAACCGTCCTTCAACCAACTCTGACTTGAATGAAACATCGTTGGAAAACGCTGTGATTCAGATCGCTGCTTGGACTGATGAGCGTGGTCTGTTGATCGCTGCTAAACCTAGAAAACTCGTTGTGCCTCCAGCACTTCAGTTCGTTGCTACTCGTTTGCTCGAGACTAACCTCCGTGTTGGTACCGCTGACAACGACATCAACGCGTTGAAGAACAACGGTTCTATCCCTGAAGGTTACACAATTAACCACTACCTGACCGACACCAATGCTTGGTTCTTGTGCACAGACGTTCCTAACGGCCTGAAGCACTTTGAGCGTATGGCCTTGACTACTGGCATGGACGGTGACTTTGATACAGGTAACGTTCGTTACAAAGCCCGTGAGCGTTACAGCTTCGGCTTCTCTGATCCACTGGGCGTCTTTGGCTCCCCCGGTTCAACCTAATATTTCTTCGGAAATATTTTAAAAGGGGCCTTGTGCCCCTTTTTCTTTTGGTGTATATTGCTTTCAATCCGGGCTTTCCGGTGCGTCAAACTGTCCCGGCAGACAACATACTGATTGATGCACTTAACTTGTATGTAAGGAACCATCATGGCACGTACTTCTTTTTCGGGCCCAGTCCGGGCTGGCTATCAAGGCGGCACCGCCGCCGCACAACAACCACTCACCCCCACAACCATCAATACTGGTGAAGTTATTGAAGTTGACCAAGGCACCGGCGCTTATGGTTTTTATGCCCGTGTTGAACCCACTGTAGGGTTTGGTTCTAGCGCGTATGTAACGCCCGGTGAAGCTTATGGCATGTTTGGCCGTACTCAGTCCGGCGCTCCCTTTGCAACAGTTCCCTCAACCAACTTTAACCACATGGCTGGCGTTGTCGGCAACTTTGCGGTAATTGGCACTTACGCTAACAACGGCTTGATGGCTGGTGTGATGGGTATTATCAACACCAACACCTTGTCTGGCGATGCTGCTGTGATGGCGTTCATGGCAGGTGATTCTGGCGTGACAACTGCTCGCGCAGCGTTTGGTGTTGCTATGGCTCAAACCACAGCCGGTTCCGGTTTTGAATTTGGTATCGACTTGAAGATGCAAGACCCTGTTCTTGATGGTGGCGGCCCTTCTAGCGTTATTCCTTACACCAAAGCCAACATCCGCATGGAAGATGATGTTGTGGTGATGGTTAACACAGGCGCTCCGGTTAACGGAACCACGGGTGATAACTTTGCGG